TTTGTTGAGAAAATATCTTGTGTACGTCGAACACTGCATCCATATATAATGGAGAGTGTTATTAATGACGTTTCAAATCAAATTATTCGTAATTTAGAAAATTGTGGTCTTAAGTCCTTATCTCCAGTTCCTCTGGAGATTGCTCAAAATGGTAGCCCAGAAGATTTTTATAGTAGAGCTATCAAGATGAGTACGTCAGGTGGTTTTTTGTGGCCTGGCGATAAGAGGAAATATGCAGATTTTTGTGAGCTCCATTTTAAAAAAGATGGAGTTGTACCTAATCTTGATGTTCGAAATCAAGTGTTAGAACATATATCTGCATATTTGCGTAGTGAATGCGCTAATCCTCTAATTGGAGCTCAACTTAAAGATGAGCCCCGTGAGTATGAGAAAGTTTTATCTGGCAAAACTCGTGTTTTTGCTATGTCATCCTATGAGTCTATTCTTGTTCAAAGGATGTATTTAATGCCATTTTATTCATTAATGTGCGCATTCTCATCTGCATTTTATTGTGCTATTGGAATCAATATGCATGGTACAGATGTAGATGATCTCATTGAGAGATTTAAGAACTTTTCACTCACTTTCATGGAAGGAGATTACTCCTCCTATGATACTAAAATGCCTGTTGATGTAGCTTATATGGAAAACGCTATTACTTTGATTATCCTGAAACATTTTGGTTACAATGATTATTCATTGCAAATTGTTGCTGGAATATTAAGCGATAATACTTTTCCTACTTTACTACTCAACGGCACCATATTAAATATACCCGGTTACCAAGCTTCTGGAAAGCTAGGTACTGCTGAAAGTAATTCTTTAAGGGGGTTGATACTTCTTAATTATGCATGGCATTATCGTTATAAGGAATCAGATTTACGTGACAAATTTTTTGATCACGTTCTTCCGGTTGTTTATGGCGATGATATGCTCTGTGCAGTTAAAGAGGTTCATCCTCCTTTTAATAATATCGTTTACTCTGAGCTTTGTTCAGAGTTATTCGGTATGACTTTTACGGGTTCTGATAAGAAGGAGGTTAATACTCCTTTTTTGCGATTGAATGAAATTTCTTTTTTAAAGAGGAATTTTGTTTACAGAGAAGATCTCCAGCATTGGGTTGCACCCATATCTAGAGATTCTATAATGAAGTCTATAGCACATGTTTTAC